CTTTTGAGCGTTCTGAGAGCATGAGGCTGGGGACACTGTTCCACCTCTATGCGCTTCAGAGAGACGAGTGGGACAAGCAGGTCATTACCTGTCCTGACGAGTTTACCAACCGACGGTTGAAAGTTAGTAGGGAGTGGTGGGCAAAAGCTCAAGAAGACGGGAAGGAGGTTGTGAAGGACGTAGAACTCCAGGCAATCCAGCGAATGTTTGCGATATACACTGGAATGCCCGGAGTCAGGGAGTCCCTTCTCAGGAACCCACGGACCGAAGTTTCGGTCTTCGCTAAGGGCATGGTCAAGAACATTGATGTGAAGTGTCGAGTAGATCTTCTGGACGGTGACACTGTCATCGACATCAAGACAACCGCTAAAGGCATGGGTGACAGAGACAGCTTTAGACGATCTCTTAGGCAGCGGAAATACCACTGGCAGCAATACAACTACACCAGAATCTTAAAGGAAGCTGGTATAGAGGTGAAGCAGTGGATATGGGCCGTTATCGAAACCTCCCCACCTTACAACCACGGTGTTTACATCACCACTGGTGAAGATTTGAAAAATGCAGAAGCTGAAGTGGCTAATGCATATCGGAATCTCGCATCCTGCCTTAGGCTGGGTGCTTGGCCCTCCTACACGCCAACCCAACCCGAATTGCTCTCAAAAGTTGACTTCTGACAAGAAGGGCAAGCGGGTCTTTGAACTCAAGCGGGAGGCATACAAGACAATGCCTAAGATCATGCAGGACTTTGCAAACGCATTTAAGGCAAAGCGCGTTTTGACATGCATTAAAGGCACTGTCTTACCTCCCGCCTTCTCAATCTCAGAAACACATGACCCAGGCGAAGCAGAAAGATACCTCAGCTATGTGCGAGACCTCCTGGATGCAAACATGGTGGACAAGCATATAGCACGGTCGCTTGTGGTTGGCCTTAGGTCATGTGGTGAAGAGGCAAAAGAACTAATCCAATACCTAAAAAAGAAAGTAATCAAATGAATAACAGTCCGAGTGTTAAAAATGTCAATGTCACCCCGCAAATCGCCAGGGAGTGGCTGAAACGAAACCGCGTGAACCGCAGGCTATCGAAGCCTTTGGTATCCAGATACCAAAGGGAGATGAGGGCAAAGCAATGGATCGAGAATGGAGAAACTATCAAGTTCAACCTGGATGGTGACCTGATTGACGGTCAGCACCGGCTGTATGCAGTCATTGCAGCCAACATGCCTGTCAAACTAATGGTGGCCGAGAATCTTAGTTGCAGTGAAAAGACAATCTTCACGATAGACAACGGAAGGCCTCGGAGCGCGACAGATTCGATTCATATTGCAGGCCTAAAATACAGCAGCCATTTAGCAGCATTGGTAAGGTTTAGGATTAATCTCGCTACAACTAAAACTGGTCCGATTGGCAACCTCGAAATCTTGAATGAAATCAAACGCGACGAAGAGTGGTATATCAGGGCAGCAGCCGCTTCTGCTGCTGCCAAACCAATCTGCTTTGGGCCTCCCTACGGGGCTTTCATCTATCAGGCAATGCAGAGGAATCCTGCTCTTTATACCATTTTCCATGATCGTTTCTGCAAAGGGACTAATATGGAATCAGATGACCCTATACTTGTTTTGAGGAACCATTTCCTCGCGCTGAAGCATTCCCCAATAAAGAGCTACGGCGCATCACGATACCAAGTATATGCAAAACTTTGCTACCACTGGAACAAGTGGGTCAAAGGCATCAAGGTGAAATATGCCCGGTGTCCAAAAGTTGAATCTGGGATCATTGAGCTGCTGTAGCTGGAAGCGCGATGAACACGTCAAACACATGTTTTGAGTGCGGGAAGCCAGCAAGCCACCAGCACCACGTAGTGCCTAAGGCACGGAGCGGAGAAAACACCGTGTGGTTATGCGTAAACTGTCACGGTAAGGCCCATGAAAGATCTATGAGTGGGCCGGACTTAACACGGCTGGGGATCATGAAGACAGACTCAGCAGAGCTGTGCATGATATTCCATCACCTGTGTGACGGATTCACCCTGGACGACATTGCTGGCATATACGTGGAGCTGGACATGCCGACCGTGAAGGATCGGGCTGCTTACATTAAAAGAAAGATCAAGCGCATGAAGGCCGTAGCCGTAGCTGATCTTCTGGACCTGTTTGAGCCAGTTCTCAGATACGACAGTCCGCACTATGACCGGGAGTTCTACCAGGGAGCCTGGGCTGAAGTATGATCCCAAGGGTCCCTGAACACATCTACGAGGTAGGCTTCTCACTGATCGAGAGGGAGGCCTATCTCTACGTGTGCATGAGGGGCTGTTGCTTCGACGACAAGAGGACCATGGCCAAGAGGATCGGAGTGTGTAAGACCCGGTTGTGGAAAGCTCTGAAAACCTTGGTTGAACACGGATGGCTGATCCAGAAAAAGGCAGGTAGGTCCACTTGCTACCTAGCCAGAGGCAAGGGAAAGCCGATAGAGTCGGCCTCTATGACTAACACCAAGGCCCAACGACGTGTCCGCGAGGACGGACACGTTAACGATATAATATGTCCGCCATCACGGACACTAACTAATAGAGATAATATATATAGTAATAGTAATAAGGAGGAGAGGGATGAGATCATGACTGAGATCATCCTTGCTGGAAGATCAAAGAGGAACTCTGTCTCTCGCTCCGTCCCTGCTGACATCAAAGCAGGGAAACCGTTCTACAAAGTATGATTTCCGCTAAGAAAAACACCATCACTATCGATTACGATGTCCCTGAGGACATTCTTGCTGAGAAGGGCCTTCTAGGCTGTGTTCTTCTGGGTGCATTTACTGAAGCCAAGGAGCTTGGAATCTCAGAGGGTTGGTTTGCTGATCCTAGGAACCGTTCCGTGTGGCTTGCTTGTGAGTCTGTTGTCAAAGCTGGAGGAACTGTTGACCAGTTCACAGTCAGTCGCCAACTCATGTCTGAGGCTCTTTACATTGACGACCTGATACGTGAGTCGTCAACCGCTTCAAACCTGTCCTACTATGCTGAACAAGCCTATTCCGTGTATGTGAGGCGTCAGGTCTTCCTGAAGCACTACAAGGCACTAACAGCAGCACAGGAGGAGGAAGATCCAGAAAAGCTTCTTCAGGGCCTTCAGGACGCTCTTTGGGAAACCACCAAGGGTATGACTACCGAGAAGGACCAAAAAGAGGCTCAGAGGGGGTTTATGGACCTTCTAGAGAGTGCTAAGGATGGCGGTGTCCCAGATCTTTCCATCAAAAGCGGGATCTATGGTTTGGACGACAAGCTTGGAGGGTTTCTCCCTGGGGCTGTTTACATCATCTCAGGTCGTCCCGGTGGTGGTAAATCTGCTTTCTCCATGTTCCTTGCTATCCAAGCAGCCAAGCAGGGCAAGAAAGTGGCTATCTGGTCTCTTGAGATGCTTTACAACTCCATTGCTGAAAGAGCTGTTGCCATAATTTCGGGAGAGGATGTGAGGCACTACCTGAAGACAGGCATGGGTGACAAAAACAAGCTTGCCAAGGCGACCAAAGATTTCTTCGAGCTACCGATCCATATCGAGGACACCCCAGCCATCACTGTAGATCAGCTTAGGTCACAGGCCAGAAGGTTTGTTCAGGACAAGGGAGTGGACATGCTCGTCATTGATTACCTGACCCTCATCAGGAGCGGTGGACGGTATGAGAACCGGGTTAATGAGATCGGAGCAATCACCAGAACCATCAAGGTCATGGCACTGGAATGTGGGGTTCCGGTGATCTTGTTGGCTCAGATGAACAGGGAGATCGAGAAACGTGAGAAGCAGATACCCAGGATGTCAGATCTGAGGGACTCTGGGACAGCAGAACAGGACGCTGACAGTGTAGCATTCCTCATGAAGAACACCTCTGATGAGGAGCCGGATGACGGGATCGTGAACTTCTGGATCCGAAAGAACAGAAATGGGGTTCAAGAGGCCAAGGTGTCCTTGGAATACACGCGGTGGAATAGTAGATTCAAGGGAGTCGAGGAAGGCCCCATATTAGTTAATTCCATCAAATGATTATCACCATCTCTCTCGAAGACCATGAAGGGAATATCGTCGAATGTCTCAATGAAGTGAACACCCCCCAGCAACTAGGCAACCTGATGTATGGGTTGTCTATTTTGAGTCAGGCAGACTCAGACTTTGATGTGCAGGAATATTCAGAGACTGAGGACGACGAGGAAGAGGAAGAAGAGGAGCAGGTAAACAACAGGTGGAACTGATGACGGGGAAGAGGAGCGAATTCATCATAGGTTTGGCAGGGACCAAACGTAGCGGGAAAACTACAGCAGCAAAGCATCTCATTGCATTGGCTGAACAGCAGGGCCTAGTGCCTATCAGGTTGGGTTTTGCAGATCCAATCAAGGCAGAGGTGGCAAAGATCTTTGGGACCTACAAAGAAGAGGATAAGGCAGTCCTGAGGCCCGTATATCAGGCAGTGGGTCAGTCCATGAAAGAGCTGCATGGAAAGGACATCTGGATCAAACGATTGCTGGAGGCATGGAACCACTACAGGAACCATGGATACAACATGCTGATCATCGATGATGTCAGGTTCCCGTTTGAGGGTGAGTGGGTCAGGAACTTGGGTGGTCAGGTCTGGAAGATCATCAGAGATACAGGGTTGAAAGACGAGCATGTATCAGAGACCAGCGTGAAGTCTGTGAAAGCTGATCACTCCATAATTAACGCGACGTCAGAGCAGGATTTTTTGGTCGAGGTGACAAACACCTGGAGCCAAATGTAACTACATGGAAGTCACGCTGTCACCTGAAGAGCAGAGATACGCCAGATTCCTCGCTAAAAGGCGTCATGAACACGCTAGGCAGCAGGGCAAGGTAAACGTGCGGAAAGGCCCTCAGAGTGACGAGGAGACCGATCTAGAGGGTATTGCAGGCGAGATGGCTTACTGCAAGATATTCAACGTCTACCCCGACTTCCAGATAGAGGTGATCCCAGAGGCCGACTGCATCCTTCACAATGGCCTCACCGTGGATATCAAGACCACCAAATACGCCAAGGGACATCTGATAGCAGCCAAGTGGAAGGGTGAAGGAGTTGACCTCTACGCACTGATGGTAGGCACATTCCCTACCTACAAGTTTGTAGGCCTAGCCACTAAACAAGAGCTACTGGCTAAGGAGAACATCACTAACTTTGGAAGAGGAGATCTCTACGCTCTCCCCCAAGAGAAACTGACATACCCATTCTAATGGAAGACATACCGCAACAGAACGACGATGAAGGGCTGGATTACTATGGCCTAGCCACTGACATTGACAATGGATGCGAACACTTCTGGTCTACCAGAGGTGGAGATCCAGCTCAGTTTAATGGAAGGCCCGTAAGAAAGAAAAAGCCGCGTGATATGCCAGACATGCAGAGGAACCGGGTGGATCGTGACACCTAGGACCCAGGATTTGTGTCCAGATTGTGAGGGTTGGGGTTACAAAGAGAAGAATACCAATGAACCTAAAACCAACAGTGTGCCTCAAGCACGAACACGGAGTCACCGCCCAGTGGTGGAACCCAGAGACAAATTACATGATCCTCGCCATATTCGTCCCTCTGGCAGGAGGCAAATACGCCCTTGCCCAAGTCGCAGGGCCATGGTCAGGCGTAAAACAACCCTCTGATGACCCAAATACTTGGGAGCCATACATCATTGACGGATATGATACAGAACGCATCTATTGCCTCACCATAGCAGACATAATCCTGACATGCCTGAACGGCACTGTAGGAGGCATCAAGGCCCTCAAGAGCTTCTTCCAGGGTCCAGTCATAGGATTTGATTGATGGTGACTAACATAGGTATTGCAGAATGCCTCTAAAATAATTAAACTTGGATGGGAGGTTGGAAGAATACAGTCAAGTATTCTCCACCTCCCATTACTTTATGCCTAAAGGCAGTCTTACTAAGTGGGGTGAAAGGAAAGCTACTGACACCCAATATACAGGCCAGGAACTCAAGCGGAAGGACCCTGAGAGATACGCAGCTTTGGTCAGAGGGATCAAAGAGGGTGTCTCACAGAAAGTCCTCTCAGCCATCTTCAGCACTAACCAGCAAACTATAGCAGCTATAGCCAAGAGGGAGGATATAGAGGCTAATGGTAAAGCTGCTCTGCTCAACAGACTTAAAGCAACAAGGGACGCACTGTTGGGGAAGATGCATGAAGCAGTGGAGAACGGGGAAATGAAGGGGAAAGATTGTTCCGTCCCATTCGGCATCGTAACTGACAAAATTCTCCAGATAGAGGGCCAACCTTCGACAATTGTTGAACACAGGTCGGTCCAGATTACCTCAGATAGTCTAAAAGAGCTGCTTGAGGCCACTAAAAGAGAGAAAGAAGTTATAGATGCAGAGGTCGTTGAGCCTAAGTCGTTGCCAGAGAACAACCATGGGTAAACCACTTAATTATACATAAGACATATTGTGCGAAAGGTGGCAAACACCGCATAGACAAAGGGGGT